CAAACTACAATTCAATAGGTATTTGTTTTGAAGGAAATTTTTCAAAGGAAGAAATGGGACAACTTCAATTAAGAGCAGGGCAAGAATTAATTGCATATTTAAAAGAAAAGTATAATATATCTAAAGTAGTAGGGCATAGAGATATAGACAACTCAGAATGTCCAGGGAACAATTTCCCAATGGACGAAATAAGGAGTGGCAAAGTTGGTTCTCCAAATAATTCAAAAGAAGAAATAGTAAAATCTTTACAAAGAGCGTTAAATAAAGATTACAATTGTGGCTTAGATGTAGATGGAATAATAGGACCATTAACAACAAAAGCTGTAAACAACAATATGGTAAGAAACTTTAGTGTTAGTGAATTTGCTAGATGGGTTCAAGAAAGACTAATCGCAAAAGGATATAGTTTAAACGAATTTGGAGTAGACGGCAGATATGGAGACGAAAGCGAGAAAAAAGTAAAGGAGTTTCAATCAAATTGTGACATAGATGTTGATGGAATTGTAGGAATAAATACAGTTAATAGATTAATAGGGGGATAATATAGAAAAAGGCTAGACATTAAGTTGTCTAGCTATTTTTT